AGCTTCAGCAGCTTTAGGTATTACCAAACCGCCTTGGTCTTGATGCCAGCCTAGTCCTTCGTATTGGTATACACCTTTACGTTTAACTTTACCATCCGTATACAGTGCAATGTAATTATTTACGTCACGTATAATCATCTTCTTGTAGTGTGCATACTCTAGCTCAAGACCTACCTGCTTCTGCCATTCCGCACAGATGGTTTCATAAAGTGTAACCTTCCGGTGACTCATCCTCACTGTCACACCATCCGTATTAATCTGAATAATCTGCAACCCATCAATAGCCATTAGCTTCTCAGCTAAAAGGCACAGGCTAAGCTGCCCATTAATCGTGATTGACATGGTGTATTTGGGGTCATAGAAGGGGCTAAACTTATTGTTGCTATCCCCATATACCCCATTCAATGCAAGCTTCAGCATGGCGTTCTCTGCGCTCCCCTTGGGGTAGCTTTTACGCTGTTGGTATACGTCCTCGTAGATGTCACAGAACTTGTCAGACAAATGCTCAGGGAATACACGGTTGGTAATGGCAATGTTTGGGTACATGGATGACACGTCAGCATCAATGATGATGTATTCATCGTCCTCTGTAACCACCTGAGACTCAAGCGATCCATGAATACCACCTGTACCAAAGTCAAAGCGAAAGCCATCAACCTTTACATTCAATGTATCAGCTTCGTTCCAGCACATCCAATAGCTGTACTGTGCTTCGCCTTTCTTCTTAGCCTTAAGCTCCATCTTATCCACCCATCCTAGTGGATACTCTTCTTTGAATGCAGCAATTGCTTCAGGTGTTGGTTCCCCTACAAACTTCTTACGCATGGTATTCATCTCTGCATGCTTAGCAACATCGCCTAAGTTGTGCTCAGCAATGGCGCTGAATACACCCTTGGTTTCAGTGATGCTTTGTTGTTTGAACCAAGCATGCACAGCTTGGAATGCAGGAGATTGGAAGTCATAGTAATTGAACAAACAATCGTTGATGTTTATAACGTCACGCTTAGTCTGGTTTATCTTACGCTTACCACGGCTGTCCATCTTGTAGCAACTGTTAGGCATGGTTGCCTCAAGCTGCATGATAAAATAGTCTTTACCAATTTTGGTATCGTTGTGGTTGAGGAAGTTGCGCTTGTACTTAGCTGTCAATTCCTTACGGAATTTAACTAGATCAAGTGATGCGTTGTAGAAGTCTAGGGTTTTGACAACATCATGCATGTTGTATTTAATTAGCGCATCCATCTGATTGTCTTCAAGCATTGTGCCAACATGGAATGGCAGGTCTTCAATGGTGTCAGAGCGCATGTTAAATTCAATCATCTTCAATGACGTAGACCTAGCCTTGTTATCGAAGTGATGTATCTTATACAGATCAATTTGTTTGACATGCTGCTCTCTGTCGTAGACAACATTGTCAAACCTGTTCTGACTTTCAATCAGTGCCTGTGCTTTCTTGTATGCCCTCAGTGCCACTGCCTTACCTGATACAGACAAAGCCTTCTCACGTACAGAGAGTATGTCATGCAGTATGGGATAGTCAAAGCCAAGATTGTTAAAGCCAATCATGTAGCTCTTGTTCTTCTTACACTTGTCTAGGAAAGTGAATAGCTCAGCTATTTCATTCTTGCGTGTTGAGCATTCAAAGGTTTGTGCTTCTTCACCATCAGTGTTAATGATGGTGCAAGTAAAGCAATTAGGATATGTCTCCAGATCGTAGACCCAATCCATCTTCATTGTCCTTATGATTTTGTTTGTCTTTATCAACATCTACCGACATTTTGTACTGGTCTATGCTGTCCCTACCGAAGATGGCATTCCATCTATTAGCCCATTCCTCATCGGCTATAGATCGTGGACGTTGTGTGGTTCCTTTATTGTTCATAGTCTTTTAGTTCAATAATAATAAATGGATTACGATTGTCACATAAGATATAAATATCTTTATCATCAAAGCTATCGAACATATCTTTTGCTTCATACATAGCCATCGTTGCTTCAAGCAAGTGTTCATACATTTTATGCTCATCTTTTTCTTTGAAAAAATCTTGTGCAAGACTTAAAGATATATATTGATAAAGTCTTTTGCTGTAGAAATTTACTATGTTATTGTAGTCATTCATAAAAGTTCTCCTTCTGGTTGGTCTTCAATTTCAAACATCCTGCCTGTCTCTTTATTGTACAGTAGGTTACCTGCTGGTCCGGTGATGCCAGAGAATCTGTTCTTCAACACACGCACCTTGGTTGTGTTACGAATGATCATGTCATCAGCTTGACCGTTACGCTCTAGTCCAATCACCATGTCGCTAAGCTGTGCAATAGAACCAGAGCCACGTAGCTGAGCCAATGAAGTCACTGCACCTTCTTCATGTCCCTTGTCAGACGGACGCTTGAGGTGTGACACAACAACTAAACCAATGTTTGTTTCTTGTACAAGCATACGAAGCTTAGTCATAATTTCATCTATAGCTTTACGCTCATCACCGTTCTCTTGTGCAGACACAATGATGGAGATGTGATCTACAAATATGTATTTGCAATTGACAGCCTTAGCCATGTAGCGTACACGGTTGATGATGTTCTCAACAGAGGTGCTGCCAAAGTGATCAAGCAAATACAAACGACCAGTGCCAAGTGTGCTGTCGAAAGCATCACGCCTTTGTACATCAGACACCACCGTATCAGGCAGGTGCAATGGTGCATTGGCAGCTAAGCTCATCATGGACAGTGCAGTTTTCTTAACACTCTCTTCTAAGAAGAGCAAGCCAATGTTGTCATTGGTCTTCTGTAACAAGTGCCACACCATCTCACGCAACACTTGACTCTTACCTAGTCCACTACCTGCTGTCACTGTAACCAACTCACCTAAGCGCATACCATAGGTAAGCTCATTCAATCCATGCCAAGGATAGCTGCAATCTGCTGGAGCCATAGGCTCTGACACTGTTGCCCATAGGCTAGCACCAGAGACAATGCCATCGGGTACAAAAGATTCTGCTCTCCACCAGCGTTCTAAAAACTGTGATTCTTTTTTATCAGCTAACCAATCACATGCATCTTTGAACTCAGGCAACGGTTTAAATATCTTGCACTTGCTACCAAAGAGTTCAGCAATTTCTTTCGATGCCTTCTGCCCCGGTGCATCACCATCCATACACAGCACAATGTTGTCAAAGCTGTTGATGTATTCGTAGTGTGTCTTGCAATCTTTCAATGAAGAGGATGCACCATTGCGGATGGATACAACAGGATACTTACTGCCCATCATTTGGAATGCAGCCAATGCATCAAACTCACCTTCGGTGATGGTTAAATATTTACCACCACTTGGGTATAAGTTTTGTCCAAACAATGTACCCTTACTCCATACGCCAGCAGTGGCAAAGGTCTTATCCTTAGTGCTACGTACCTTGGCTGCAACAAGTTGGTTGTCCTTATCGTAGTATGGGAAGTACCAGTTGTCCTTCTCTAGAACAACAGCATACTTGTCCATCGTTGCTGTACTAATACGCCTCTCAGTAACAGCACAGACAGTACCTGCTCTGTAGTGTTTTAAAAAGGAAGAGTCTTTCACCTCATTGTCTACATCAATCACTGTATATTTCTCCTCTATCTCTAGGGTTGGTTGTGTAAAAGTGTCGCAGACAAAACACTTTGTTGAAAAGTCTTGATTGATTGATAAGCCATCGCTGCTTCCGCAGTCAGAGCAGGGTTGATGTATCTTGATGAAAGCCATTGCGTTTAATAATTTGTGTGAAACATTCCCAAACCTTTTGCATTCTTGATTCATGCAAGCTGCTCAATCCAATTAACAAATTAGAAAGTTCATCTTCAGATGGTTCCTCAGTGCAGTCCATCAATCGCCACAGTATGAGATTGATATCTTCGCACGTCATCCATGCTTGCATTATTTCTTTCTCTAAATCAAAGCGATTCATTTCAAAGCCTCCATGTATAAGCCAATGTTACCCAGTGCATAGCCAGCAAAGGCAATGCCTAACCCTATGTTGCCCTTCCATATCAGTTCACCTGCTATGTATGCATACACCACGCCAATGACCGCAATTAGATTGGCACTCATCTTTGTGGGTATGTATGTTCGGAGAATTGTTTACGCACAAGAAGCAAAGCATCAATCAAAGACTGATCTTTGTGTAGCTCATGCGCTCTATTCTCAAAGCCAATTAAAAAATCAAGCTCGTCTAAGACTACGTCTTCAATTTCTTCACGTTTCATTTCGACCACCATTTGAAAAGGGCTATCATTATAACAGCATTTATAACGATAGCACCAAAGCCTAAGAACATTACGTTTAATATTGTTTCAATCACAGCAGATCCTTGTCTGGTTCAAAGTCAAACCAATCGTACAACTCTTGCGTTATGCAAGTTGAAATTGCATCTTTAATTGCATGCTCATCAGGTGTGTCGTTGTGTTTATGTGCAACACGCCAGCCTCTTTCAATGCCGTTCTCTATGCACATCTCTAAGACAGGAAGCGGTTTAGGTTTCATCTTTGTCTCCTTCAGGTTCTTCTGCAGACCAGCAGCGCACTGCCCACACATCCCCATACTCTTGAATTAGTTGTATTGGATAACCTTTACTAATTATCCAATCACGCATCTGACCATCTCCATCTAGGTCAAAGATGGCAGGGAAGCCAAACTTCCAACCCTCAGGCGGGTCAACCCATATCTTGTTCATGTCTTCTCCAATTTAATTATGCGTTGCTCAAGCTTAACAACAATAGCTTCTAATTGTTTGATGCGTTCCAACAAAACGTTTTTGTTTTCGTACATGTTGTTTCTGTATGGTGCTTCAACACCAATTGGTTTTCTTTCTATCATCACTTTTCCTCATGCGCTTCTTTAGCACCACTAAGAACACGCATCCGCTCTAACAAGATGCCCAATGGTTCCATCTTCATCACTCGACCGCAGCTTACAGCTATAGGTGCAAACATATACCCTGAGTCAGAGCACTCACGAATGTTTAGATAGTCTTCAAAGAATTCTTTAACGCAAGCTTTAAGTTCATCCGATTCTTGCGACACATTAGTGTCGTGAGTTCCTCTCTTGCGCCACAAACTCATTGTTGATTTAATAGTTTCTTTTCTTACCGTACTATTTTGTTCAAGTGAATTAAACTCTTCGTCTTTATTAGTCATATAAATCCTCCAGTTTTTGTTTCCATACATACACAGGTGTCATCTCCCCCATGTATGCGCCTTCAACGTTGTATGTAACATACTCATACGCTTCTTCCATTGTCATACCATCACGCTTCATCAGTATGTCCACCATAATGTCAGCGTCATAGACCAGCACATCCACCCTAGTTCCATCACGCCATATGGCAGCGACACCAATCATTGATTCATCAAACCCATCAGCCTTTAAGTATTCCATTGTTCACCCTTTACAAGTTGCGAAAGCTCTGTGCAAACGTTGCACTTTGCAGGGTGTGTTTCAGGTAGGGAGCCAAGCTCTGAGGTGTCGCATGCCCAGTGCATGACATGATGTTGGTGATAGGTACACCAGCCTCAAGCATCTCACTCACAGCAGTACGTCTAAGATCCATCAAGCGTAGCCCAGCAGGTAGCCCTGCCTTCTTCATCACATCACCACCCACGATGGCAAGTTTAACAGGTGTGAAAGGCTTTAACCCACCTTTTCTGTCAGGTATATTTGTTGGTGCAACAAAGGCTTGCCAACCGTAGGTGTCATGTTGTTGCTTAAGCATAAGCTGTAGCTTCTCAGACGTTGGTATGGTGACAGTGGCTCTACGTTTGCTCTGCTCCAGCGTCAACACACCAGTGTCTAGGTTGTAGCTGTCCCATTTAAGCATACGCATATCACCTAAGCGTTGTCCCCATTCATGTGCCATCTGCACAATGAGTCCTACGTTGCGCCATTTAAACTCACCATAAGCCACGTCTAAGAATGCCTTGATATCTGCCCTAGTCCATACCGTTTTACGTTGCTTGTCAGCCCTTCTAAGCACCTTGCTAAAGGGATTGTGCTGGGTGAAGCCATGCCTTATGGCATAGTTGAATAGCAAACGATAGCAAGCAAGGCTATGGTTAGCTAAGCTAACACTGTTCTCAGCATGCTGTTCGTATATACGTTGGCATGTTGGTGTTGATAGCTCAGCTAGCTTGGTGTAACGTAAAGTATTACTAAGCCATACCGACAGGTAGTAGTCATAGTCTTTGCGTGTCTTAACTGACAGCTTGGTGTAGCTTATGTTTTGTTTGTAGCTTTTGATAAGGTCTTCGACCCTAGCTTTGTTGCTCAAGTTATTTAATATGCTACGTTCCTTGCGCCATTCATCCAGCAACTTGTTGCTATCGTCTGCATACTTAACAGCAACAACTTTGTTGTTACCCAGCACAGTTCTACGTACAACACCAGCATCTACAGCATCCTGCGGAGGGTTGTAACGGTAGGTGACGTGCCTGTCTGCCTTGTCTACACGCATCAAGTATCTAGGCATGGTCATAGTAAACCTGTGCCTTTCACACACGCTGCAATTAGGCACACCATCGCCACCATAAA